GGTATGTATCGACGTTAAGGTCGGTAGCCAACAGTAGAAGAAACGGGAACTCATGAATAGACTCCGGCGGATGGTCGGGCGCTGCCTGGATGCCGTCTACGTTGTCGGTTATCTGCTGTCTTAGTGCCTCAATTACTTCGTCTAGTGTATATTTTGTCAATTTGACCACTCTTTTGCTATCTCTAGTGCTGCTTCCATTAGTGCATCGTCTATCGCTCTTGGGTCTCGTTTGTCTGCGTCAGTGAACCAACCCTGCGTTCTTGCACCTATCCACGGCCCCTTTGCGTAGTGATACGCCGGGTTCTCGTCTAGTACTGCTGGGTAGCTTGCGCCATTGTGGGCTACTCTCGTTCCGATTTCGAGCGAGGGTTCTTGTATGTCTAGCATCCAAATGTTGCCAGCGCCGCCCTTCTGTGTCGATTTGCGCGTGGGTCCATATTTGACCGGCGCTAGTTTCTCCTGTATTGTGGACAGGTTTCGACCAGCCTCTTCTAGCCCCATGATCTGTCCCTTTAGGATTATTCGACTCTCTAGCGTTCTAATCGCTGATACTATGCCCTTCCAGGTGAATGACATTATTCTATATCCTAACCCTGGGCCATACTCTTTTCAGCATTGCGGCCGCTTCTGGCTCCATTTCCTTAGTATACGTCACTACTCCAAGCTCCGGCATACCCAACGCATCCTGATACCCGCCTTGTGCCTTTTTGTACCATCTACCGCATAGTATTCTAGCTGCCCTTGTGACCGCTCCCGGCGGCGTCGAACTGACTCCGAACGCTGCTACAACTTTTACTGTCTGTTGGCCTGCCGTAAACCCGTACTTGGTCGTGTTGCTTTTTCTACTCACTACTAGCGCCCTGACGGGTTCACCCATTGCGCTTGCCTGCGCTGGCCACTTGAATACGGCTGTCTCTAGTGTCCAGGCCGTATATGTGCCTGTTGTCTCTTCTACTGATACCGAGGTGATTGTAACGGCGGGGTCTATCTGGCATACCTGCGTATCATCTACCGAGTAATATCTTGTGCTGTCTGTTGCCGCGTTGTATGATCCAGCCTCAACGCCCTTGTATTGATCAATTACTCTGCTGGCGTCTACCGCCATTTCCCATAGTGCATGCTCTGACTCTGGCCCAAGGCTTGCTCTACCGGCGTCTGCTATCAATAGTTCCTGCCTCACGTCGAATGCCGATATATACGCGCACTTTGTATTATTCTGCCGCGCTGTGCTGGCGTCGCCATCAGCATCACCGTCGTATAGTTTCGCTGTGTACCAAGTCGTCGCGGCTGCTGCCGTGTCCAGTACTGCATAGCCCGTCGTGGCGTCCACTAGGTCTAACGTGGCGACTAGGGCGTATGTGCCGTCTTCTGTGGCCGAGCTATAAAAACGTATCTTCTCATACGCGCTCATGGCCATTGTAATGTCATCTACGGTCGCGTAAACTATTCCATCATTCACCGCCCTAATCGTTGGTTTCATCTAGTCCTCTATTTCTGGCTCGTCGATTACCCACACGGGAAGCTTGTCCTCGTCCGAGTCGAAAACTTTGCTCTCGTCCGCTTCCATAATAGCTTTATTAATTTCCGGCGCAGTCTTGGCCTTGCGATTACGGGTTTTCTTCGGTCTCTCGAAGCACTCCGGGGCGTCTCGCAATAGGTACGCCTCAATGGCCTCATCTGCATTTACTGTTCGTCCCGCCTTGTATACTAGCCCGCGCGCGCCGTTTCTATAGTTCATTAGCACTTTTAGCATTTGTCGTGTGTCCTCTCGTAAGTCACAATATTATTTCGCGAAATTCACCAAGTACGCAGTTGCTGAGTAGATTACTAAAGAATAGGGGGGCTCTCGCCCCCCAACTATTCTACTGTTAGCTGGCCCAATTGATGATACTGGACACTACTAGTCGGCCGTCTGGCATGACTAGCACTAGGTACATTGTGTCCGCGCCATTATCCTCGATTGTAAAGTCAACGTCGCCGTCTGCTTCGCTGACCATCCATCCGCTAAGGTCTGCTGTCCACTCCAGCAGTAGCCCATCTGTCGAGATTGCAATGCCGCCAGATGGTGCGCCGTTGGCTATTGCTGCGCCCGCTGCGTCCTCTGACAGATACCACATGCAGCCCGCCGTTGTTGCCAGCGCTGTGCCTGCAATATCGTTAAACTGGACTGTTATAGTAAACACGTCGCCCACTATAGATGGAACCGTGATTACTGCGTCGTTTAGCTGTCCTACCACGCCCATATCTGTTGCTGTGATTAGAACGTCGCCGTCTGTCTCGTTTGAGATTGTTTCGCCGTTCTCTAGTCGGATGTCCGCCGTGTTAATGGCTGCTGCCGAAAAGTCAATTCCATAGTCGAATGCGTCGGTCGTTGCCGATGTCGCATAGTTGCTCTCCACATAGATAGCAGCGTCTGCGCCCGTTCCTGTTGTGCTGTCGCTGCGCACATACAACGCGTATTCTTCTGTCGGCTCTGTGGCTGACTGCCGCATAATGCGCAGGTCTGCGGCCGCTAGGAAGTCGTCAACTGCTGCGTTGTTTTGTGTATTACCATACAGTGCGACCATCGTTCCCACGTCGCCCGCGCTTGTGTCGCTTTTGGCTGTGGCACTTACTCCGTATAGGTTTGTAACCGTGCCGCCTGGATTGTCTGCCTTCGCTTCGATGTCAGCGCCACGTAGAACTGTTCCGGCCGTTGTCGTTACTGCCTCTGTGTCTACTCTAATCTTTAGTCCTGCTTCGTCATGGTCGCCGCTATCCAGTTCGCTACCGGCTTCGCGGGTCATTTCGATTACCAGGCCATAGTTACGGTCTTTTGTGCCCGTTCCCGCCATGACTCCCTCAATATGAACCCATTCATCATAGCTCGTCGTGTCTGCATCTACGCCCGCTACTGTTATCTCGACGTGACCATCAGTTGACACGGCAAATTTATCGTCGCCTGCGCTATTCTCCACTACTAGTATGTCAGCCGTCTGTGTAGTGGAGCCCTGTGCTGTTAGCTGCACAACGTCGGTCGCGCCATCAACCATAACGACGGGCACGTCCAGTGTACCCTCCGAATCAATGTTGCCAGTAGCAGAATCCAGTGATAGAGTCTGCGTACTAAGGTCGTCACTATAGAAAATCAGGTCATACCCATTAGCAATGAAGCTGTTAGCAGATTTCGCATAAATAGCGATCTGCTCGCGAACGGCCCCAGCCCCCGATATAGGGGTCATAACCGCCCCGGCCAACAGTAGAATAACAAGCACAATTCCGAGTGCTGTCTTGTTTCGTTTTGTCACCTATTCTGTGTCCTTTCGTTTTGAAAATTATTTGCTGAAATTCACCAAGTCCGCAATTGTTTACGTTCTTGGTAAACAACCTAAGAAAAGATCTCAAGAAGGGGCGGGTTACCGCCCCCTATTGTTTTTTCGATTAGACCAGAATGTTCATGATTCCAGCAGTGTGCGTTGCGCTCGCGCGTGTACCGTGTGCTGCCAGTCCCTGTCTAAACGAGGTTACCATGAGATACATTCTCTTTTGAATGTCTTTATCCATTTCTATCAGTAGGTTGCGCCAGAAGCCGACGTACCACATATCGCGATGGAAGCAACTAATCTGTCCTAGTGTGTTGTTGCCTGCTGTCGTTGACACTTTACCATCGGCCATAGTCAACGGCGACTCACCGGACAAAACGACAGGAATACCGCGATACTTGCTAATCTCGCCAGTCAACAGTACGGCCTGCGGCCCAAACTTGTCAAGAGTCATAACGCCGTCAAGAGACTGCAAACCCTTGAAATAGGTTGACACGTCGCAAGTCATCACTGTTCTGTCCAGGTCTGCCCCGTATTTGCCCAATAGTACGAGCATATCTGCCACGTCTGTATCGGCCAGCGCGTTGCCTCCGGCGTCTACGGTTTGTGTGTCGTAGTCTACTAGCCATTGGTGACGAATACCGTCCTGCCCATCTGATAGGTAGTATGTTGTGGCTGCTGGGTCTGCATCGTCCAGGTTAATGTTTCCTGTACCTGCGTCTGTGCTGTCTGCGTTCAAGAAGAACGCGTCCATCTTGGCGGCGCCAGACCGAATTACTCCCGCTCGCATTGCGGGGATCATGGCTATAATGCTGTCTTCGTCCAGCGTATACGACCAATTCTGCTCTGTCATAAGCTCGGTCGCGGTCATGGTACTCCTGGCAGTTGCCATTGTACTAGCTGTGGCTGCGGTATTCTCTGTTCCCTTGGTCCATGTTGGATCTCCCAGGCCAATAGGCAAGTTATATGGGTTCGTTGGCGGTGTAATAGGCATGGCTAGGCTGACCAGCTTACTCGCCAGGAAAAAGTCTTCCCATAGCGTTGCTGCTAGGCCAGTTGGCACCAGCTCGTCTCCTGTGGTGCTGCCTGTGCTGGTCATGTTTGCCTTAATGTATTCTACGGCCTTGCATAGGTCGTCACTCGCCGCGTCCGGTCTTTGACCGCTGGTAGGAATCCAGTTGTCAATTTGTGTATCCATCATCATTTTAGCAAGCCACAGGTCCATTGGCGTATAGACGCTCATACCAGAGCGGTAATACCCGTCCTTTTCAAAGCCCTGCGCCATTCTGTAGTAGCGGTTATCCTTCGTTACCATCGAACTAGTGTCGCCTGCCTTGTGAGCGTCGCCAATCGCGCTATAGTTCGCCATCTTAGCTAGTTCTGCTGTCACCTGCGCCTCAACGCGCTCCTCTACTCTTTTCTCGAATGCCTCAAGCGCGGCGGTGTTGTCTGGCGTGTTTTTCTCTTGTCGTGTGCGCTCAAGCTCAAGGAGCTCTGTCATTTGTTGTGTTAGCTGGTCCATTTGATCTGTCATTCTTTACGTTCTCCCTTGTGTCAATAATTGTCGTAACGCTAGGTAATTTGTAACAAGGTCCAGTGCTTCAGCCTGTTTTAGATTGTATGCAGCCACGGCGGCCTCGGCTTCCGTCTCTTGCTGTTTCATAAGTTGGTCTGCTTCCGACTTCGCTTCTTCGGCGTCGGATAGTGCCGCTGTCAGTGTGACCACCTCCTCACGCAAGGTTGCCAGCGTTTCGCCGTCGTCTGCGGTCAAGCCCTTGTATGCTAGGCGTAGCGCCTCTGCGTTTGCCGGCACTGGTACTAGTGACCATTCCAATAGATTCCAGTCGGTAAAATCGTATCCGTTGTCGTCATTCTGCGTATATCCGTTGTCGTTTACGTCGAACCCTATGCTGGCTGTCTTGATCCAGCCTCCCTCCCACAATAGCCTAATAATGTGCATTGGGTCCGCTTCGCTTGCGGCCGGTCGCAGTGTAAACTCGGCTATCCATTTGTTGTCTTCGGCCGTGAGGCTGGTTGTATTACCTATGGTTGCCCAAGGGTCTCTGTAATTGTGGCCCCATTGAACCACGGGGTTCTGCATATACTGCGCTATTTTAGCGCCCGTTGCTACGACTCGATCATTTTGCCTGTCTAGTGAACCCGTCGTGATTATAATGCGTCCGCCGTCAGCCGTTGCCTGTTCTACCTCAAAGTCGAACGTTTTAACTTGTTTGTCCATCTCACCTCCACAGAAATAGAGCCCACTGGGGTTTATTCCAGTAGGCTCTGTGGCTCTAGTTTGGACTATTGTTTTTCGTACCCGACGCTTGACTTGACTAGTAACATCCAGTCTATTGCGGTGAACGCTACCTCTACCTTACGGCGCTTGTCCCATAGCCATAGTATGCCGTCCTTTACTCTTGCTAGCTTTGCCGTGCTGTATTCCGATGTTAGCCACCCGTTACTATCAATATTCAATACTTTCCGTTTTGGTTCATTTGTTTGTATAATCTTTACCATTGTTATTCACTATCGTTCAATTCTTCACCGCAGTATGGGCACGAATACCATTGTCCATCATCCGAGCGCCGTATTGTAACGTTGTCTACCATTGCGTCGCATGTATGTGTGTCGTTTGCGTCTAGCGTGTTCGTATGCTCTGCCACGCGGCTATCTAGCAGGTCGATGATTGCTCTAAGGTGCTTTATCGTCTTCTCGGTTTCAAGCGCGCGCCTACAGTTTGCTACGACTCCATAACCATTTGACACGGCTTGCTCTTCGATGTCTACTGCGCGTCTATCCTGTGTATCGGCTCTGTTCGTTAGCCCCTCTATTGCGCCGCGAAGCTCTGTTACATACTCGGTTGTAAACCCTTCCGTCTCGTTCAGTCGTTGTGTGTTGTCGTCTATCGTTTCGAGCGCAGATTCAAGGTTTTCTACCGCCTCTACGAGATATTCTTGCTCTTCTACCTTCGTCGCCAAATCTTTCTCTACCTTTATGATTCGGTCGCGGTCCAGCGCCGCGTAGTGCTCCAAGTGCGCCCGGTTCCTGAACTCTCCCTCGTTATGCTGCGTATTCAGCGCGACTTGCAACAATAGGTCCTTGTTGCGCCGCTCACTAAGCTCTAGCCGTTCAGTCAGTACTTCCACGCCGTCCTTTAGACCGTCTTGTTCGTGCTCAATGTCGGTTAGTCTATCTGGCGATATTCTGCGGTTTTCCCGAACCCCTAGCCGTTCGGCCAGGTTCTTTACGGTTTCTTGCAGTTCGCCGAGCGCCGCGCTCTTCGCCCGTCCGCCCTCGACTGCGGCTTCTACCTTACTTATAAGCCCGCTTAGTGTTTTGTGGTGTAGATTAACTCGCTCTTCGATTTTCTGCGCCCACTCCCGTTTCTTGCGGGCTTTGTCTTCCACTTCCAACAATCTAGCCCAGAGCGTCTTCATATCCAGTTGTTCCATAGCTATGCCGGCCCTTATCTTAGAAATGGTTTCCTTATTGGCTCTTGCCAGTTTACTACTAAACATTCGGCTCCTCCGTCTTGCTGTTGCTGTTAAGCCTGACTGTTACCACCACTCCCGTTGTTGGGCATTTGAAGACCCACAACTCCATCGCAAGCCCTGGGTATACGTTCACTAACTCTACTTCGTGGTTTTCGCCACACGCCGAACATTCCTGTACACTATGCACCTGTGTTCTCCAGTTTAATGACGGCAATGTCGCCGCCTACCGATACTGTGTGACGCGCCGCTGCTTCTATCGCCATTCCGATTCGTCCTGCTTTATCTTGCCCTTCGCTAGCGTACATTGCGCCCTCCGCGACTTTTGCCCCGCTACCTATCGCCACATAGTTTCCGATGGACTCTAGGACTGAATAGTCCGTCTGAACCTCGAATAATCGCCCCTTATAGCCGATTAGGAATGGCCCGCCCTTTTCTTCGCCGCTCTCGTTTCGTGAGAACCCGTTGTCGTCGAATAGCTTTCTGATACAGTCTATAATAGTATCTACCATATACTCTAGCGCGTCTACGTTATTCTCGTTTGCTGGCACGTCCAGTCGATATCGTAACAGTTGGCCCATCCTGAATGACCAGGTATACCCTATAACGAACTTTTCCCCATGTGTCTCTAGTGCGAACACTTTCGGGTGCGCGTTCACCATTTTACTGTCACCAGCAGTGCCCTGACTATCGCCGCCTATCCAGACTCCCTCTTCATTACAGTATCCTACAATGCAGGTCATAGGCTCTTGGCTCCCCTCACTAAAGCTCGACTCAATGACATTATATCATAAACCCAGAACCTTGTCAAGTTTACGGCTTAACCCAGTACAATGCGCACCGACAATGTATAATCTCCTTTGGTTCGCGGCCTAGTCCCGGCGCTTGCATTTTATCTGTGCCTATTAGAAAGTCATCGTTTGGCCCTATTGGGTTCTGAGCATAGTCTATATGTGCCTGTACGTGTGTTCTGCGCGTCGTGTCGTCTAGTGCTGCTATCCAGCCCTTTTTCAAGCGTTCTCCGCTCTGGCGTCCTGCCTCAAGCGTGCCTGTCGAGCTGGCTTTGTTCATTTCCGTTCTTGCTATTCTTCTGGTTTCGTATGGTGTTTTTCTCACATTAAAGACTAGGCTGATTCCTTCGTATATCAGTTGTCTAATCTCTTCTGTGCTTAGGTTGTTATCATCCCCGTACTGTAGAATTTCCCTAACCTTGTCTGCCATGCGTATCTGCGTTGTAGCGTTTATGTCCCTAGCGAACTGTATAACCATTTCTTTAATAGCGGCTTGCACAAACGGGCTTGATTCGTCGAACGACTTGCTTCTTCTCAAGTCGTTTGCTGTCTGCTCCCCGAAATACCTGACGGCCTCGGTATAGCGTGGTGTATGTATCCTGACCAACATTTCGGTTTCTTCTTGCCAATTCACCAAGTCCCCGATTATAGTCTGCTGCGCTTTTTTGTGGTCGGCCACCATTGCCCGCGTGTAGGCCATGCCCTTTTGCGCTTTTAGGTTGGTTTGTGCTTCGTTCTGCTGTCTCTGGAAGTCGCGCTGCAATTGACGAACCATCGACCTAGTATGCGGGTCGAGCCGCTTAACGTGCATGTCCCATAACGTTTTATGCTGTTGACTGCCGTATATTACGTTTTTTTTTGCGACGCCCTTGGTTTCGTCGTCTTCCTGTTCCGTATCGTCTTCCGGTTCATTGTCGTCTACTGGAGTCATGTCAGGCATAGGCTCCGGCTCTGCTGCCGCTTGCGTTATAGGTACTACACTGAACGGCACGAACCCCACGTCTCCGCTCTCTATCGGCCCTGTACCGAGGTTCAGCCCCTCTTCGAGTTGGTTGTATGATACGCCCATTGACCATAGCCCTTTGGCTACTTCTACCTTTGGCAACAGTTCTTCTTGCAGCGCCCCGACTCCGCTATAGTCTGTTGCCACCCTCTCGCCTGGGGCCAGTAGTGGACGGCTTCTTGTGAACATGTGCGTTAGGCTGCGGTCCCTGCTATCGCATAGTGATTTTAATGTTAGCTTCCAGAACCAACTATGCGCGTCTCCATAATTCTCGTATGTATCCCTGCCGTATCCCATAACCTCGTCTGGTACGCCGAATATTGCGGCTACTTCGTCTCTAGCGAACTCACGTTGTAGCAGCCATTCCGTGTCTTTTGGAGTGAATGACATTGTTTTAATGTCGGTTATGCCCTCTTCCAGTACAATAGGCAACCCTGCCTTTTTCATCAGGTTATAAATGATCTCGTCTTTTTCGGTCCTTGTGATTCCTTGCGGCGCTATTATCGCATAATCTGGTCTGGCATTGTTTTGTAGGAACCATTTCGACCATGCCTGCGCGAATGCGTCTATCTGCACTCCTTCACGCACTGCCGAGAGCACGCTGATTCCTGTCCAGGGGTCTGTAGGATTTACAAACCTATCATACCATATATCGCCTGGGTCAATTATGATGTTGGATTTGTCATATCTGTACCCGCCGATGCGCGGAAATCGCTTTGGATCGAATGTTGTATCCTCTAGTATTTCCATTAGGTCTGTTCTACGGTGCCATAGCTCCAGGGGCTGCCCTAGCATGTTATCTACAACCTCGAAGAAACTCATGCCCGTAAGCAACTTGCTTATAATCCATTGCTCCCAAATAGTGTCCTGGGAGTTGGTCGCGTTGCCATTACTGAGGAGCGGCGTTAGTACGTGCCCCTCCACAAACTTATCGTTTTTGTCCTTTACGCCAACAGGTAGCGGGGTTATCGACCGTTGAATAACAGTGATTGCTTTCCTTACCCAGGTATGATACTCGTATATCTTAGACGCCGATTCAAACGTATCTTGCGTAGGCGCCGCGTTTCTTCCGCTTGCGCCTGTACTGAAGATATGTTCTCTGTCCTGTATGTATGTCGGTAGCGCGGACTTGCCGCGCGCCGCGTCGTATTCAAGTTTAATGCGGTCTATTAGCTTCATTCACCGCTCCCTATGCTGTATCCCGTTATTGCGACGTACCAAATAAACTTACAATACCGCACTGTACACCCAACGACCAGCCCCAAAACGAAAGGAACCGCCCCCAACAACGCATTAGCACACCTGCGAATTACTGTTTTTATCATCTTCTTCCCCTCGTGTATAGCCACATGCGCAGCGCGTCTATTGCGTGATTGTTCAAGTCTAGCGGCTTCTCTTGGTGTTTTTTGCCCTCTGGCGGATACTTGTATCCCGCCATCATTTCGTCTACTAGCTTTGGGCATCGCTTAGAGTTTACCATCAGCGTCCGGTGTCCGTTGCCGTCTAGTACCATTTTCCGCATGTGAGTAATGCCGTCTACGATGCCGTGCGTTCCGCCCCTAGCCACTATGTCGGCGCGGCGCAATTTGTCTTTAAACGCTGCCGACTCGCTGCCTATGATAGCCATTTCCGGTAGGGGCCAGTCTTCTACGCCCCATCCTATCTTTAGCCTGTCTATTATGTCCTTGATTGTATGCTCTGGTTGCCGTCCACTATGGTATATTTCGTCGAATACCAGTATTCTAGTCGGCTGTCGCTGGATGAAAAGAACCGCACAAGGGTCTACATAACCCTCATCAATTGCGATTTCTATAGGCTTTTCTGGGTCTGGTTCGTCTGTTGTAAAGTTTTCTGTGCCGAACTGGTCAAACACCAAGTCCTCTGCGCCCGCGTACCAGTCTCCATGTAACCATGCTTCTCGTAGCGGTCCCGCTGGCATCGTCTCCAGTTCATGCCAGTATGATTCGCTTAGATGCGGGTTATCCCTTGGCAGTGCTGCCAAGAATGCAAATTGATCGGCGTCTGCTTCTAGTTCCTTTGGCAGCCGTTTTTCTACCCAGTAGTCGCGTACCCAACACGCCGCCGGGTTTGTTGCGCCTACAAACTGGGTATATTCCACTCCAGGCCAGCGCAGTGAACCCCTCAATGTGTGGAATGTGCGTTCTGGGTTCTTCGTCAGTTCGTCAATGGCTATGCCTGCGAACTCTGCTGACATATACTTGGATGGGTTGTCTAGGTTCCGTAAAGCAATGATTCCGCTACCGTATTCTGGCTTTAGTACGAATTCGTTACGGTTGCTTCGGTATTTGCCCAGCCATGTCGGAAATTCTGTTACAATCTTCTCTATTTGCCTGTCGTATAGACTCGGATAGTCTTCACACGCCAGCATGAATCTAGCCCCGACTATTCCTGCGGCGCCTAGTCTCAATAGCTGTCTTAGCACGTACCATCGTAACCAGTACGATTTTCCGGGGCCTCTTGATCCGCCGTATAACATATATCGTTTTTTGTCCGCTATCTGTGTTGCCTCCAGCTGCTTTGCCGTGAAGTCGCAAATTTTACTGAGCTTCACCTAGAAGTCTACTGTTACGCGTAGCGGTGCATCTATGTTTATGTCGGTTGGTTGCGTTGCCTTGCCCAACTCCCATTCTATAATCTCGGTGGCTGCGGCCTGTCGCACTTTTTCTACTTTGCTGTCGAGCCCCTTAATCTTTACCGCCATAGCCTTCGACAGGGCGACCGATCTCATGTGTATTGCGGTCGTTAGTGGTTCAATCTCGGCAAGTATGATGGCTCGCTTTATTTTACCAATTACGTCTTTCGGCCAGTGCGACCTCGTTTGATATGCTATCCCTATAGCTTTGCACGCGGCCCTATTGGACGTGTGCTCTGTACGTGCGACAACAAAGCGCACTTGTTCTGGAGACAAGCCGCTTAGTATCTCTTTTAGTTCATTAGTAGGTTGGTCCATTCTCCCTGGTCTTTCCCGGTTTTGTAGGCACGACTGTTACCATCAGCATCGTACCCATCCAGTCCGTGAGTTTCTTACGCTCCTTATGTTCGCTCTTGGGTATGTCTAGCTGGATACGCCAGGAGTCGCCTCCCGCCTTGATTGCTGTCATAATGTCCGGAAATTGACACATAAATGTCGCGCTCTGCGGTTCTACCATACTGGCGGCTCTGGTATATGATACTCTGCGTAAGCATACACTGTTCCAAGCATTGGCGCGGCATAGTGGTCTTCCACCCACTCGCCATCGCTCCACTCGGCTTTCTTGACGTATTGCGCCGTCGTGTACACCCAATACTCGCCGTCTGACTCTGGGTTTCCGTATGCTGCAATGCGCCAGCGCGATACCTTACTACGCAGAATTGGCCTTGTCATTCGTTTCCCCCTGTTGGCTCACGAAATAATAAAAAAAGATCTGAAATTCACCAAGTCCGCAGTTGTCGAGTAAATCACTAAACAATTGTGTAGTAGCGGGGGGCGGGTTCGAACCGCCGTATAATAGCGTATGAGACTATGGCCTTGACCTCTTGGCGACCCCGCTATGCAAGTAGCCCCACTTGGATTCGAACCAAGAACCTGCACCTTATAAGAGTGCCGCTCTAACCATTGAAGCTATAGGGCTAGTAAAATAGTGGACCAGCAGGGAATCGAACCCTGACCACTACAATGCAAATGTAGTATCATCCCTTTAGAACACAAGCCCACAAGAGCGAGTATAGAGAATCGAACTCTATTGACTAGTTTGGAAGACTAGTGCCCAACCAAATAGGCCATACTCGCAAGTAAAAGAGTGAGAGTGGAGGGAGTCGAACCCACAGAATCATAGTTCTAAGCCATGCACGTCTACCAATTGCGTCACACTCTCAAGAAGTGGAACCGGCGGGAGTCGAACCCGCAGCAAAGGAGGTTTAAACTCCCAACGTCTACCAATTGCGTCACGGTCCCGAAAGGTGGGAGCGGCGGGAGTCGAACCCGCAAAAACAGAGGTTTGAGCTCTGCGCGTCTACCAATTGCGCCACAGTCCCGAATAGTAGCCTCAAATGGAATCGAACCATTGACCTTGCCCTTATCAGAGGCACGCTCTAACCAACTGAGCTACAAGGCTATAAACAATAGAGACACGGGCCGGAATCGAACCGGCGTCCTAAGATTTGCAATCAAATACCTATCCTCTTGGCTACCGTGTCAAAGCGTAGAATAGCTACCCTAGCGGGAGTCGAACCCACTACAACCTGCTTAGAAGGCAGGTGCTCTATCCGAATGAGCTATAGGGTAGAAAAGAGCCACCGGCTGGATTCGAACCAGCGTCTTCGCATTACAAAAGCGAAGCTAAACCATCTCAGCTACAGCGGCTTGGTGTTAGTGTCTGTTTTTGCGACCGTTCCCCTTGTTTGCGCCCTTGTATGTCGGTAATTGTGCGTCGCAATTGGGGCATATCAGTCTAAGGTTGTTTAGTGCGAGAAACTGGAATTGAACCAGTATACGCTCTTCGGGCGTACGCTCTCCCAGACTGAGCTATCCTCGCAAGCGCCCGCCTTGGTCCGCCCCAGCACTAGTATGCCGTATTTTAGCGTGACGGGCTATAATCAAGTAGCGGAAACCGGATTTGAACCGATGGCCACAGCCTTCCAAGGGCTGCGCTCTACCAGACTGAGCTATTCCACTATAGACTGGCCGACTACGACTTGAACGTAGAATACCAGGATCAAAACCTGGCGTGATACCAATTCCACCATCGGCCATAATAAAGCTGCGAGGGTAGGATTTGAACCTACAATACCATGCTTAACAGGCATGTGCATTACCGTTTTGCTACCCCGCATAGAGTATTTTTGCACTAATTATGCGGCACTTTGCCCCTTGTGCCGTTACCCCTGTTTTTTGAGCAGAATGTCGGTAGTTGCCCGTCGCAATTTCTGCATATCATTCTAACGTTGCCTAGTGCTCCGTTCTCTGCGTTGCCGTCTATATGGTCGAATACTAGCGGCGCTGGCTGTCCTTGCCATTTTGTTAGCCCGCATATCTCGCATCTGTGGCCGCGTGTGGCAATTAGGTATTTTCTGCCCTGTGGCCGCTGTGTGTCCGGTATTCCGTTCATTTCAAAGTCGGCCCAGCGTCTCTCTCGGCGATCTGTCACCATGCACGCCCTGCTACAGTATTTCCTATTGCGCTGCTTCAATTCCTTGCCACAACGAGCGCAATGCCTTACTGGCTTTCTCGGTCCGTTTATCCGATTCCGTGCCGCGCACTTTTTACTACAGTATTTTACCTGCCACCTACCCGCTAGTGGTTTCCCGCAGTTCTGGCATACCTTCAGCGCGTATTGCGTTCCCCATAGCATAGTATGTCATATTGTGCAGTGTGGCCCGTTTCGTTGTCGTATACGTCGGCCTCTTGCCGCTGCTCGGCGCGGTGCATAGCCAACAGGTCTCTAGCCCATTCTGGCCATAGTCTTTTGCTAACGTGTAGCCCGTACTCGCGTTCACATTGTTTGCATACGTCGAAGTATACGGTTATATTCTTTTCACATATCATACATTGCCCTATAGCCATTTTACCCCTCTACCCACTACACCACAAATTTGCTACGCTTCGGCGTCATTATGTAGTGCGGCCCTTAGTTTATACCTGATTTGTGCTATTTCTTCCGTTATTCTGCGCCTGGGCCGCCCCTCTATCTCCGCTATTTCACGGTGCGATAGTCCCAGGACTGCCCAGGCATAGAACATTCTAGCGTCAGACGGTGTGATGCTGTGCATTGCCTCCGTTAGGTCTATTCTGCTTGCGTGGTCCATCTCTGTCGGCTCCTTGAAAGTCTGTATCAGTATAATCCGTTTCTGACAGGCACACCATCATCTCTTCCGGTAGACCGTACACGCTTACTACACTCACCCGTTTGTCACTTTCGATGTCCCTATTCCACGCTACTTCCACGTCGCCGTATACGTTTTGGAATCTAGTCAACTCACGTACCAAGCTCGAAATTTTCATAGCATTCTCCTCACTTGTTTATATTATACCACAGTCCGCCTACGCAGTCAAGTTTTCTTCATACGCCATAATCTTTTCTCCTATCCACTGTGCAAATTGCGGCACGACTGCATTTCCTAGTTGTTTATTTCGCTCCATCCCAGCTCGAACCCCATTATCGCCTCTAAGAAGCAAGGGTCTGGGTATAGTGCTAAACCGGCCGGTCGTTGGTGCCCATTCTGAAGGTGCCACATCGCCAATTTCACTGACAAGCCTTGGCCTATGACAGCTCCGCTTTTTCTCAACTTTTTCCCCGCTAATAACTGTTCGGCGCTGCTCCATGTCGCAAACATCACTGAGGCCGTTGGAGTAGGCCACAAGTACAACCCTCTCCCTTCTTTGTGGGCTACCAAACGCGAACGCTGGTATACATTCCCATTCTGCATTATACCCGCCTTCGGCCAAGTCCCTGAGAACGTTTCCGAAGAACCGCCCATTGTCGCTTGAGAGTAGCCCTGGTACGTTTTCTGCCACGATCCATCTTGCATTAGTTTCAATTGCAATCCTGTACATTTCCGCCCACAATGTTGATCTTTTCCCGTGTAGTCCTGCTCTCTTTCCTGCCAAACTAACGTCCTGACAGGGGAACCCGCCACAAATCAAGTCTACTGATTCCAACTCTTGCGGCGTGTCGCTGTCTACTGTGTACCCTACTCCATGACAGTCCCTTACGTCCTCATGCTGTGGAATATCTGGCCAGTGTTTTTTCAGCACTTTCCTGCTAGATTCCAACAATTCTACCTGCCATTTGCATTCCATCCCGGCCCTTTCCAATCCAAGATCTAGCCCGCCAATACCCGCGAACAATGAGCCAAATGTTAGCATTCTTCTACCGCGCCTTCGTCTATTTCGACAAGAAATGCCATGAACGCGTCCCAGTGATAGTCTACCTCCATGACGTGTGTATATGGTGTGTAGCCCGCTGTTTTCTCTATGCCGCTGATTATTCCGCCGTATTGCAAGTTTCCCGTGCGAAATTCATCTCCCGTCATTCCTTTGGCAGTATCGTATTCTAGCTTGCATTTTTTTAGTCCCGTTATTTGTACCGCAGCCTTGATTGCGCCCAAGTATCGCCGATGCGTGCCGAATATATCCATTTTACTTCCGCACCTCGGCCGCAGCTATTTTTCTGCGGCCCTTGTCATTATAGTATCCCTCGCGGTTCCGCTTGCGTTCCTTTAACCATTTCCACAGTGCCGTATTCTTTTCGCCGTCGAATACTAGTGGCGTATTGCACCGCTCGGTTAGTTCGCTCAATTCTGCTGGGCACCCACTCGCACAGAACTCCGTCCCGTCTATTGTTAGTCCTCTGTGGCCCTTGCACGTCCACCGTGTTCTAGGCACCCCGCACCCCTGATTCAACTGTCCAGCCACGAGAAATGCTTTTCTCTGTGGTACTTGCGACCATACAAATTCCGTCACTTTCTGAACCCCTCTCCCCACACTATCGCCTGTTCTATGCTGTCTATTACTGTAAACTTGATTGCGTTCGACAGGCACCACCGTCTAAACGCTTTTTCATTGTCGTTTAGGTTCTCTCCTATTTCTTTGACCTCGACGAAAGAAAAGTCGCCACCGTAGAAAACCATCAAATCCGACAAACCGGCGTGATACTGTGCAAAGCTGTGGGCGTCAATTACTGTTAACCCCAGTGCTTCCAGTGCTTCTACGATAATATCTTGATTTCCGTCTTTTTTACACGCCCATGCTGGTACCATTGTTTTCTCCCGTTGCGTATAGCGCCTCACGCAGTATTTTATTGGTGTTTACCAGTCTGCTCTTTAGTTCTGCATTCTCAAGCCGAAGCACCTCCATATTAACAGACTCCTGTGTTGCGGTGTTTATCTCGGCCCATTGCACCACGTCTCCCGTTCCTAGCGACGTATACCATACACTCGTTATAGGCATGTAATAGCCGATTCCTATGCTGCCGTCTACTGTCTTCACGAATTGATCCCCGTATGTCATCGGCAGCAACGCGTCAACATGCCGCCACCGCCACCACCGCCAGCCCATAACCTCGAAATACAGGTAATTTGCGTCGTCCCCCACAATGTATCGTAGCGCGATCAATTCGTTTCCGTTTGGTAGCGTTACTCTGTCGGTGACTGTAGCCTGCGTCTTGGCTATCAGTTCATTATACTCATCTACGCTGTACGCGATTCCATTGTTCTGCATTTCTGGCGCGACCGATTTGGAATACATTTCTCTCTCCTTATACCATACTCAACACTGTAAAGATTATACCACACGTTTGCATATTCGTCAAGCGAGGGGCATTTTACTGCCCATCGCTGTCGTTACCTGTATTTTGGCCCGTCGCACGTTAGCGTGGTTTTCACAATTCCCACTTCTCGCGCGCCTAGCTTCATCCCCTTGTACTTTAGTGCGTTCTTTAGCTTGCCATGACCTATCATTCTGGCGCTCGCGGCGTCCAACGCTTCGATGCTGAAACGATATGTGCAAGGATGAGAGCCGAAGCCCCTATACAGTCGCCCTGTGTTAGTATCAATTACCAGTGTATAGAGTCTCATCGTTCTCCCCTTCGTCTAGAATATCGTTACAATCATATTGTACCATGATTCCAGAATCTGTCAAATCGCAATACTTTAGTGAATCACTAAACAATTGCGGACTTGGAGGATTTCGCGAATATTTTCTTTTGTTTTTTGATAGCAAAAGCGGCGAGGATGCCCCGCCGCAATGCTTAACTATTTGCGAGTGAATACGCCAATAATCGCCTTTATAATCCACTCAAGGATGCGAACAATAACAATAAACAAATCA